GTTGTTTAGGTTCTACTGGAAGAACTATTACCGTTTCTTTGGTGATTCCGCTTGTGCCCGACAATGGAGTTGTTAACAGTTCTTTCAGTAGTATAATTTCGAGTAGCATTATTTCTTTCTACCTGCAGGAGTTTTTCTAAATGCAACACCCATTTTTTTTAAGTTAATTTTACCTGAACGTAATCTAAAGCGTGGCTTCTTTGAATTGGCCTTAACATATTTATTCCATGCAGAAAGCTTCCGTTTAGGCTTTCTAACGCTAATACTCCTGGAGTTTCGAGTCTTAGAACTGCCTAACAAGTCCATTATGACATCAAAAGCTTCACTTCTACTTACTTGGCCACGTTGAACCTCTGTTAGTATTTGCATTATATCAAATTCTAATTCTCTATTAGTGATCACTCAAACCACTCTCAAAAATGCAAAGTTAATATCTGAATCACCCATATTTGAATTAATAACTTTGAATTGTAAATTCTTTTGATTTCTTAATCTATCTTGAATATTATATATATTCCAAACATTACCCGTTAAAGCTTCATTACCATCATTAAACAAGTTTGTCATTGTGTTATCATATCTTGAACCTGATAATCCCTTTAAGTCAGCTGCTGGATTAACTGGTGATAGATTAGCAAATTGATAATTATCATCACTTGGACCCATTATTGCTGAAATAGATACATTACCTGAATTGGTTGAAAATAATGCAATAAATATGTCATTGAAACCAGTCATGTCTATTGCACCTAAATTAGCTAAACTTGGGAATAATACTTCACCTGAATTTGGTATTGCTTCTGCTAAAGCACCTATTGTAAATTCTTTATCAGAACTCTTCAATCCTACCCATTCACCATTCTCATTAATAATTCCTGTATTTACTGCTGGATAAATTGCTTGATTAACGTCTACATATCCTTCTACTGGAGTCGTTCCTGTATTTTCTGCACTTTGCGAGAAAGGTGCATAAACTTTTCTAATATTCATTCTTAAGCAAAAACAAGTGTCACACTAAATTGTGCTTCACCCATATCTGCATCCATAGCTCCACTAATTGAAACTTGGTTACTTGCAGTTACTGGAATAGCTACATCTAACGCAAAAGGCATATTTGTTGTTCCATTACTTGTTTCAGTTCCAACATTAGTTGCAGAACCAACTGTAATGGTTTGTTGTTCACTTAATCCATCACCTGTCAATTGAATTCCAAAAGTGCAATTATCTTCAGTGGCTGAATTTTGACTTACTGCTGCTATAATTCCAACTATTGCAGATGTTCCTGCAGGAACCTGCACACTTGTGCTGGTTGATTGTCCATACAAACTATCTAATGCAGTAAAACTATTTGCTGCAGTAACAGTTCCTTCTCTTACTCTATAACTTGCCATACTTGTTTACACCCTGACAGCGATTGGGCCTAATTTCGCTAATCGACCTGTTGAAAATCCTTTAGTTAACATCTTTGCAACAGTTCCTGCTGCCAAGACACCAATTATTTTGGTTTTATTTGCCATTACATTTGTTTGTAGGGCTTGTAAACCACCTGCTATATTGCCTCCAAGAGCTGCTTTAACTGCTGGAATTGCTCCACTATCATTTATTAGTGATAATGCAACACCAGTTTCAACTGCACTTATCGAGAACACCTTAGGGGATTTTCTACGACTTGCTTTTCTACGCCTTGCTACCATATACTCATATTTGAGTAGCTCTATTTATGCTTAGTTACTCATTATTGAGTATATAGTGATCACTTTTATACAATTTTCTTTATGGGAATTAGCCTGACAGTGTCAGATATCTAACAAATAATCATGAAACGTATCGCATACATAGAAGAGATTGATAAAATGAAAGGCCTTTCAATAGGTGAGTCAGCCATAATAGAATTTAATGGAGTGGCAAACAAGGTAGAAGTAACTTTTACCGATAGAAAAACAGGACAAGAAGAGACAGTGGATAAGTTCCACTTTCCTATCCTACTACACAAACATCCTAACTATCCACATCTTGAAGATAAGAAACCAATTAAGATGATGTGGGAAACAGTGTGTGGTGAAGCTAAGAATTTATTTTTAACTTTACCTGAATTGGCTTCAGCTAATGACCCTATAGCAAAGCACTTCAATAAAGGACAATGGGAAATCTTTGTTAATGATAACAATAAAACAAAGCTCTTTCGATTAGTGTAAATGACTGACTATTCAGCATTCCCATATAATTGTGAAGATTGTGGACATATGTATAGATGTAATCATCATGATACTATCTATGCATTAGAACAAATTAATGACACCATGTCAGCTATTTTGTTAAAGTTGGAGGACTATCTGTAAACAATACTCTTACGCACCAAATCATTTAAAGAAAGAATAAAAGGATTAGGAGTCCTTGAGTAGTGAATGTAGTTAGATATCCTACATGAGCTATTAGACGCACTGTCAGGCCATCTATAACTTGAATATGTCTTTGATTGGCTTAGGTATCATCTTGGTTAGGGCTGTTTTTGGCTTGTTTTTAGCTGTTTTATCACTTTCTGGAGTCAATATACCCCCTAATCCAGCTCTATTAGCAGCGTATTCAACCAACATTTCAGCCCAATTACCACTTTTGGCTGCTTTTCTCAACCCATCCATCGGATTCAAAGCACTTGCTTTTTTTGTCATTGAACCTACTGAACCAAAAAAAGAAGATTGAAAGTCTTGAAGTTTATCATGCATCCTATCATCAATTTCATCTATAACAGGACTCAATCTATCAACAAGCCATTCATGGTCCTCGAATTTTTGTTCCCATTCAGCAACAACCCATTGTCGCAAGATAAAACGATACAATGCCAATATGATCACTATCTCACCAAAAAACAAAATTAGTAAATCAGGATTCATGTTAAATTAAATCCTCCTGGTGTATTTGCAGATTCTATCCTGTATAAAAAAAATCAATTGAAGCATTAAACTCGATTCCAATCGTTTTGGTCTATGTATGGAGGCTTAGTGCATCCAGCTTTTTTCATGCCTTTTAGTTTTGACCTTTTGCCTAATCCAAGAGCTGCAATAGCAACAACATTCCAAGAAGGTGTTGCATCGACTCTTTGTTGTAGTTCAACTAAATCATATTGATATTGTTCACATAGACTGATAGTATCACCAAAAACTTCTGCAGCTCTACCTGTTGTTGCTTCTAAATCAACTCCTGTAATTTCTTTACCTAAAGCAAATCCAGCATCAATAGTTCCTGTAAACATTCCTGCAGGGATTCCTTCTGCAAAAGATTTTATGTCATTCCAATTTTCTTTTATGTTTTCTTTAATTTCACTTCTAAATAAATATGCCATTCCAGCAATAGCTAAAGCAACTGTAGGAATACCAACTGCTAAAGCTGTATTTTTAGAAGATGAACCATTTTGATTTTCCATTAATTTGTTTAGAGCTTTATTTTGAGCTGCAGATAATTTTCTTATCTCAACACCTGGAGGAATAGCTGCAATTGGCATTATAGGCCACGTAACGCTTTTTTAACTCTTTCAGATTCTTTGTAAATTTCAACTTGTGCAGGGTCTAAGTTAACAATTACATTTTGTGCATCCCAACCTTCAGGATATGTTAAGTCTCTTAATGATTCAGCAAAAGACTTTCCAACTACTGCAGGTTGTTTAGGTTCTACTGGAAGAACTATTACCGTTTCTTTGGTGATTCCGCTTGTGCCCGACAATGGAGTTGTTAACAGTTCTTTCAGTAGTATAATTTCGAGTAGCA